ATTTACTCGCAAGTTCGCCGAAACAAGGTTAAAATATACTTCGAAGAGACTTTATTAAGTAGGCTTAATGATAGCGAAGTGCCTATTATCAATATACAACAACGATTGCATCTTGAAGATATGTCGGGCTTTTTACTAGATAAGTATAAATTCGAGCTACTTAAAATGCCCCTTGTAGTAGACGGAGTGTGTCAATTACCTTCGCAATATACACAAGACCGCCTTCAAGAGTTGCAAAAAAATGAGTTTATGTTTTTATCACAATATCAACAAAGCCCTATTTTGTCAAGCGGTGCACTATTTAAAAGAGATTGTTTCATATTTACCAATAACCTACCATCTAAATATGATTACACTTTTATAACTGCCGACTTGGCTTATAAAGACAAACAACACAATGATTTTACTTGTTTTAGCTACTGGGGAGTTCTAAATAAAAAATTGTATCTAATAGATGTTAAAAGAAAAAAAATAAATTCGGTGGAGATTGATAGTTGGATAAGACCTTGGATTATGCCAAAAATACAATATGGCTTCCGTTATATATGGATTGAAGATAAAGCACACGGAACTTACTTATTGCAACAATACCGAAAGGATGGTTTGCCAGTGCCTGGTGAGGCAATGATTAAACAAACATTGCCGAGAGATGGCGATAAAGTTATGCGAGCTAATAATATAATACCTTGCTTAAATTCTAGCGATCCCAATGTTATTCTAAATAACTGCATAGAAAATTTTAATGATATAATTGAAGAGTTGTTAAGTTTCAATCAATCTGCTCACGATGATTTTGTTGACACTTTAATTGATGCTTGTAAAATTGCATTATTTGTTAAAAAAGAGTTTTATGCTTTTTAATCATAGTTTTTTTTAATGACTTTTTATAAAAAAAAACTAATTTTTAATTAAAAAAATATTTTATCAAAATGTTATTCTTTAAAAAAAAACAAGAGAAAAAAAGCTACGGAATACGAGATTGGTTTGCATTTAACCTTCTCAATCAAGAATATAGTTCTAATAATAATGCTAGTGCATTTATTAATTATTTTTATGATGCTTGCCCTGTATTTACTGCAACCAATCTAATAACTGATTCGATAAGTTCGATTGATATTGTTTTAAAGAATAAAAAAACTGGCGACTTTATTTACAAACATAAAGCCCTTGATATTCTTAAAAACCCTAACCCCTTTACTGATCCTCAATTATTTATTAAAGAGATTGCAAGTTATTATTTACTAACTGGTAATGCTTATATTAACATAATAGGCGAAACACAGCCAATCGAAATAAACACTATAAAGCCAACAGATATCACAATTTTAGCTGGTAATGATGGATATATGGGGGAATATACAGTGTCAACTGCTATTAACTCTACAACATATACAAGAGATGCTAAAAAAAGATTTATTGACACAAAACGAAATGAATTAATACATTTACGAGCTTTTAACCCTAAATTCTCTTCAACAAATTTAGTTGGTTGCAGTGCTTTTGTTGGTTGTCAACTAGAAATAGCACAATTTGTTTCTGCATCAATTCACAACTATTCTTTAATTAAAAATGGAGCTAGACCAAGTGGGATATTAACCCATAAAGGCACAAACGAATTACAGCCTGAACAAATTGATAGAATAAAAGATTTAATGAAAGAAAAATTATCAGGCTCACGAAATGCTGGTGAAATGGCTTTTTTAGGCGGTGATTTTGACTGGAAGCAATTATCGTTATCAATAAAAGATATGGACTTCCCAAAACTCAAACAATCGGTAATGGAGGCGATTTACAATGCTTTAAAAATACCGTTGCCAATGATTAGCTCCGAGAGTATGACATTTTCTAATATGGATGCTTCTAAATATGCTTATTATGATAATGCTGTAATACCAGTCCTTAAAAGATTATTAAAATTTTTATCTGCAAAATTACTTACAAGATATGCAGGCACGGAAGAGTTAGAATATTCTTTTGATGAATCGGCAATTGAGGCTTTGGAAGCAAGAAAGTTTGAAAATGCAAAGATAGCCAGCCAAACTGGTGTATTAAGTGATAACGAAATTAGAGCAATGATTGGTTATGAAGCAATAAGTGGTGGTGATGCCATATACAAGCCAGCTAATCTAGTGTCAGTAGGTCAAGATATAAACACTGAAGATAATAGAGATGAGCCTATGGCAAAAAGCGAGTTTATAAGAATAATGAAATCTCAACAAAAACAAGATGGTGGTAGATTTTATAGTGATGAGTATATAGAATTAAAAGCAAAAGAATATTATGGAAATTGATGTTCGCAAAAGAAAATTAGAAGCTAATTCTATACCTAAAATCAAGGCTATATTTAAAAATATGGCAAATGATGCCGAAAGTATTTATCGTAAAAATGGCAATATAAATTCTAGTGAGTTGGCAAATAATTATTACCCAGAGTTTTTAAAAGAGGTAAGGGATATAATGAGAAAAACAATAAAAGAGTTTGGCTTTACCTTGCGAGAAGACTTGCAACAAAAAGGCTTACACTTTGGCATTGATTTTGAAACAAAAGAGATTACAGATCCAAAAGTAAAAGACAAATTAAAAGAAGTCAATACACAATTTCAAGAGTCCGCTACATTCTTTACTGCTAATGAAAGTGAAAGACAAGCAAAATATATAACCGAAACAAATGCAAAAGAAATATTGCTAGCAATATCACAAGAAGAGATTAAGTTTAACAATCAAAAGGCTTTGCCTGAGTGGATTATTATTGCAAGAAATATTAAAATAAACTTACTTGATAAAAGCGAAGCAAGAACTCAATTAATCGCCTCACAAGTTGTTGGTTTAACCGAAAGCTGGACTAGGCAAGAAGAGGGCGAGCTTATAGACGATACACAATTAGAAGTTGACGGCAAGCCAATAGAGGTTCTTAAAACTTGGGTGGCTTTGCTTGATAAAAGAACGAGAATAACACATGCACAAGCTGATTTTCAACAAGTCAATGTTAATGATAATTTTTTAGTTGGCGGTAGTAGTGCAAAATTCCCAAGAGATCCTAACTTGCCAGCCGAGGAGTCAATTGGCTGTCGTTGTATTGCCGATTATTCTAATAAGTTTGGTAAAAAATCGTTTGAAGCAAAAGCAACCGAAACTTTCAAGCCTACCGAAGCGATGGCAACAGCAGGAGCAAGAGCCTTAGAATGGAGGCAAAAATATGGAAGAGGTGGAACAGCTGTTGGAGTTGCAAGAGCTAATCAATTAAAAAATAGAGAGAATTTAACTTTAACAACAGTCAAAAGGATGTATTCTTTTTTTTCTAGGCACGGCAATTATCGGTCAACTCATTATGAGTTTAGAGATGGCGAACCTACAACTTGGCGAATAGCTTGGGATTTATGGGGCGGCGATGCTGGCAGGACTTGGTCTACTAATATTTGGGAAAGATACAAAGATAAGTAAATTATTTTTTTTGTTTTAAGTCTAAAAATTTTTTTTCAAGCTCATAAATATTTGGATTATCTATTTTACCCATCAAAAAACTAATAATCAAGTCTTTATATAGTAAATTCCAAACTCTATAACCAACTCCATAATTCCTCCACTGGTCGCATATCTTAGGGCAGTAATTGTTTTCAATCGCAAACTGCTTAACCTCGCCATTATAAGGTAATTGCTTTTTATAGTGTTGCAAAACCCATCTAAAAAATAAATAAGAGCCGTTAAATTTAATATTAATGTTAATATTCATAGTTTTTTGTAATGATTTTTAAATATAAAACAATATAAATATAAAGATATACAATATTATTGTCAATACAAATTAACATTTTTAAATTGTGAAAATAGAAAAAGAAATAAAATCATTTCCGTTTGAAGTAAAGGCAACCGCCGAAGAAAATAATATTTTTACTTTTGAGGGTTATGCATCAACTTTTAATAACATAGATCACGGCGATGATGTCGTTATTCGTGGTGCTTTTTCTAATTCGTTAGCTAAAAATTCACAAGTGCCTATTTTATGGCAACACCAAATGAGCGAAGTTATTGGAGTATCGGTGCAATTATATGAGGATGATAAGGGATTGTTTATTAAAGGTAATTTACCAAAAGATGACACCTTGGTTTCTGGGCGGATTATCCCACAAATGAGAGTTGGATCTATAAAAGAAATGTCAATCGGTTTTTTTACTAAAAATTATGATATGGCAAAAGATGGTATTAGATTGTTAAAAGAAATTGATTTGTTCGAAGTGTCGTTAGTAACAAAAGCAATGAACTCACAAGCCCTAGTAAGTGGTTTTAAATCATTTGCTGGCACTGCTAAGCTACCACTAGCACCAAGAGATAGAAGTTGGGACGGCACACAAGCAGAGCAAAGAATTAGAGAATA